CTTATTCTTTTCGTTAAAGAACGGAGAGATTCCCTCATCCAGCAACGTGTTGGCAACATAAAAAGCCCAGCACCATTTGCCACGCCGCTTGTACCAATGCTCAATAAGCCTGATGCTGCGCGTTGCGGCGTTGACCCACTTGACCTCGCGATCGGGATTGGTGGTCAGATCGGCGTCACCTTGGGTCAGGCCCTTAAGCTCTTCCTCCTTGTCGGGGAACATCTGGATCGCTTCGTCAACGTCGATCCATTTCGAGATTCCCATGTACAGGGAATCGGAGAAATCGAGACGATACGACGTCGGATCATAAAAAAACTCATCGCCGATGACCCACGGCAGTGCGATGTCTGGATCGCCCTGATCGCCTTCGACCATCACCATTTGAACGCCAGCGACGCCATCGATGCATGATTGCAACAAGCACCAAGGATCGATGCCCTTCCAATCGTTCTCATCAAGGACGTAGCGAATGACTTGCGTCGCGATGTCGGCGCCGGCTTCGCTCTTGATGTGGCGCGGCAACGCCTTGGGATCGGAGCGGCCACGTTCCACGAGCCCAACAATCGCGTTGATCTTGCGCGCGATACGGTTCCATGTCATCCGAGGTTGATGGCGAAGGCGCAGGATTTTGATCTGGTCTGCGGTCCAGTGCGCGCCGTGATAATAGCGGCGGGCCTCTTTCTGCTCTTCGATCTCATCCGTTTTCGAAGACAGGTAGTCGAGGTATTGCTGTTGCAGCTTGCGGACGTCTAGGAATTGCGATTTCTCTTCGCCGCCAGATAAGTCCGGCTTTCGACGCACGGCTTGAGCGCGCGGGTCAACGGTCTGCGACCGAGCGGCGCCCGACGCAAGCAACTGGCCGGCGATGTCAACCACGTTTTGCGGCCTTCATCTTCTCAAGCTGGGCGCTGGAAACCCGACCTGATTTTGCCAGCATGTCAATCTGTCGCGCCGATTCGTGCTTTTCCTCAGCCTCGGCCTCCATGTGTTTCTTGATTGCCTCCATGAACTTCTTGTTCTTGGCGATCTTGTGGACGTGATGAACGTGCTGCGCGGCGTCGGACAATTCATAATTATCCCACGGGCCGTTCGGCCGCTCATGAGGATCGACGTACTTCTTCGGGCTATCCGTTGCTGTCCTGATATCTTCTCTCGGCATGGCTCACACCCATCCTTCGCGCACCGCAAGGCGATCAAACTGCTTCGACGAAATCTTCCCGGCGCGCATCGCTTCCTCGGCCGTCGCCTGCTCTTTCGGAACGGGCTTGTCGGCGGCTGCCCCGAGCACTTCCTTGAGATCCCCCAATGCAATTTCAAGCGCTTCCGGCTTACTAGCGACATCGAAGGCTTCGACCGTCTTGGCAATTTCGGTACATGCAGAAATCGCGTCCTTGGCCGTATCTCCGAACGCAACCACGGCGCCGAGGAACGGCATCCTGTTTGCCTGCGGGATGACGTACCTAGAACCTTCATATTCCGTGAAATATCGCAACTTCACGTTGTCTTCGTGCTCTTTCGGGAAGCCAACCTTCACCCACGATTCCGCCAATGCGTCCGATGTTAGGATCAGCTCGGCGCCCCATTTGCCCGCGAACTCCGGCTCAATCAGAATTCCCTCTGCACCGTACCAGATCACCTCGCCAAGGTTCTTGACAATGATCTGATAAAGCTCGCCGGGCGGCGACCCCATTCGCGCGCATGGGTCTATTAGGTAGTCGTGACCATCGTCCGTACTCCTGATTTCGGTCGAGAGAAAACCGCGATATTTGTATTTTTTCAGTTGCGATGAAAGTCTGTCATTGACACCACGCACGGATGTAGGAATCCTTGCATATTTCATCTGCTTGGCAACATACCCCGTATCTTTTGCCTCTACGCCGACGAGACAATAGTCGGCGAACTGCCCGTCGATCGTGTAGCCATCGTAACCGACTTCCAGCGCAGGCCCGGTGTTTTCCTCAACTATGAATTCCATCAAGTCGGCCTTCGGCCCGAGCTTATAATCGATCTCGTCCAGCTTCCCTTCGACCGCTTCGTATTTCGGCGCATGAAAAGTCTCTAAATCTCCCCGGGTTCGGCTGATCTTGACATATTGATCATCATTCGCCTTGAGATATTTGCGAAGCTTTTCGATCCCGATCATGGTCTTGTAATTGCCGACCTCAATCCCGAGCGCCTTGCTGATTTCTTTCGATCCAGCGCGGTCAAGTTCCAGCTCGCAGCCGCCTCGGCAGCCCCATACCCGCTTCCCGAGGCCCACAAGGTATTGCTGCACGTCGCCTTCGTAAACGTCGGGAAAGACGAAAATGTCGATCTCGTCAATCCGTGTCCACGGACTATCGACGCGCTCAATCCCTTCGACGCCTACGCCGATCATCTGCAATTGCGAGGTCGGGAACCCAGTGATCCAGGGGCAAAAATACAGAACGTGACCAAAGTGTTTTGATAGGGTTACAGCAAGGCTGACAAACAAGCCATTATCCCACACGATGCAGGTCTTGGTCTTAAGATTAGTCATCAATGCTCTCTATTTATTTTACGCCATGCCCTGTCCGCCCGCACTGCTCGAAGACAATGGCTTCGCCACGAATATGGCCATGAGATAAACACGGCCCATCCATTTGCTTCAAGGCTACGGCCGACACGACAGGACAATGTTTCCCATCGGTTTCCAAAAAGAATTGCATTGATAAGGATATTAAGCGCTGCCGATATATTTATACAATACTCGATCACCGCATACGACATATTCAAATGACGATTGTACCTCACTAACGGAACAACTGTCTCATTTGTACGTCGTGCCCGCTCATTTAACTTATTCCACGAATCATCAATTGGTCGGAAAAACAAATGAATGGGCACTCTCGTCATCCCTCCAGCTTCTTCATTTGCCGATCTGAAATCATGCCGGAGCGGGCGAGCCGCTTGGCCTTGCGCTTGACGTGCTTGGGCAGCTTGCCGATCTTTCGGCCGGCGTCGGCTTTGACGAAGTCCTTTCCGACCGACTTCGGAACTCCCTCGACCTTGCCTTCGGCCGCGGCGTGCATGAGTCGGTTCTGAGACTGCGAGACGGACGGCATTTCTCTCTCCACTTTCTTGCCAAAGGCTACGGCCTTGTTGTTCTGCTGCGGCGAGGTCTCAGCCATGATCGTCGTCGCGCTCGATGAACGCCGGCTCGCCCGGCTCTAGGTCCTCGTCGTCCGCGTAGTCGCGCCAGTCATCCGGTTCGTCGGGATCATCCTCGGCGCCAACGGCCGCGCAATCCTCATCGTCGGGATTGTCTTCGGGGATGTGGCGAATGAGGCCGCGCATTGCTACGCTGTGATGGCAACGTTATTAATCTGGCCAGTGTTCGCCCCAGAGGCGGTCGTCACCAGCATGACAACCTCAACCACGATGCGCTGCCCAGCAACCAAGCCAGCCGCGCCGGGGATTGTGAACGTGTAATCCGTTGCGGCATTTGTGAATGCCTGCGCCGCCGTAATACCGGCGACCGCCGCCTCAACGCCGTTGACCTCGGTATAGGCCGCGAGCGTCAGTGTCGTCGAGATAGCCGTAACCGTGCCCGCGCCGGTGAAATTGGCGTTGACTTTAACCGGGATAGCCTGACCGGCAACATAGCTGTCGGGGACATCTAATTCCCATATTGCGCTATCAGTCTTGGCGTTCGACGACGTAACCTCGCCAGCTAGGACAAGGCTCGCGCCGGCTGTGCGCTTGACGCCCATAGCCCCGCCCGTCGCCGTAGCGGTCAGTGCAACGCCTGCGTCCGACTTAGCCGAGGTAAGGGCCAGCGGCCTCGAGAGACCGCCCTGCGCGGTCGGGACAAAGGTCTGAGCAACCGAGATCGGCTCGCCTCTCCCGCCGTCTCTTCCTTGACAGAGGGTTGAAATATACAGCTTGCCTCCAGGGACATCGAGCGACTGCGTCAGCAAGTCCGACATCTCAACGTTTGCCGTCACGCTAGGAGCCGGTGCCGGGTTTTGGTCTTGGACAGTGGCGAGGGTCATGGGGGTAGTCCTCTAAGTTTGTCTTGTCATTTCAGCGGCTCTTTCAAATCCTCGGCGACCATCGCCCAGAGGATATGCGAGCGCCATTCTCCGTTAATCTTGCCGTAGGACCGAGCGAATCCCTCGATCTTGAACCCTACGAACTCCAGCAAGTGGTTTGAATTCCGGTTCTCCGGCAACGTCGCCGCTTCAATCCTATGAAGCCTCAAGCTATCGAACGCGAAGACCAAGCCAACCCGCAAGGCGCGTAAGGCCAACCCGCGCCCAGAATACTGCTGACCAACCCACCCGGCGAGAATGGCGCTCTGACCGGCGCCGCGCTTCACCTGGTCGAAAGATAATTGGCCAAACATTCGAGCATCGGCCGAGCGGAAAAGCAGGAACGCGTACCCTCGATCGCTCTCGATCTCGGCCGCCTGCTTTGCTAGCCTTTGCCGGAACCCAGTCAACGACATCTCGTCGGCGGTCCAAGTCGGCTCCCATGGCGAGATGAATTCTTGGCTTGATCGGCGAAGTTCGGACCATCCATCGAAGTCGCTCAACGCCGCGGGGCGGAGATAGACGCCGTGGCCTTCGATCCTTGACAATCGGTATCAAACCGTATCAATTAGTCGCATGGCCATCCGATACCTCTCAGATAATCGAAAGGAGGCGATGCCCTCTGACCCCAAACATCAACCCGTTGATAAACGGGTCGGCGTGAAAGCTGAGACTGCGCCGGCCCGCAAACTTAAGGCACCCTATCTCGGAGGACTTACGAACGAAGCGCAGAAGCCATGGCTTGCGTTAGGCTTGAGCCGAGCGACTTGGTACCGGAGACAGAAGGAAGAGAAGAAATGAAAGAAGACGAGTTTCTGACACTTCGTTTCGATGAGGTTTACAAGCGCTGGAAGCCTCAGGACGAATACCACGCTTCGGAATTCCACCGAGACTTACACAGCCTTATGTGGGCTGCAGTCGCCGCCGCACAGGCCCCATTTCGATATGAATTACAATCGTATAGGAACCAAACCCTCAAAACGGCAATGCTGACGCCGTTCTCGCCTAAATCGTCATGACATCGAAGTCGTCGCCGCGCCGGCGAAGGTCACCGTAGCCGTCTTTGACCTTCGGCTTTTCCTCTTTCGGCGGGTTTGCGTCAATCATCTTGTCGAGCAATTGTCCAATTAAACCAACGCAATCGACCTGATCATCATGGACGCCAGCGGGAAACCGCAATAGCTCGCTCTCAAACTCGCCGCGCCACGGCGCATTAGCCGGAATGCGCAGCCCTCGCGTTGCGATCAAGCCCCTAAAGCTCTGCGCCCGCACCGCCTTATCGCCTCGCGTCGGGAACTGCTCACGCGCCACGTAAGCCTTGCGCGCCCTCATCTCCCGCTCCAAAAACGGGCCGACGCCCGACTTTATCTGGCCGGTTTCCTCTGACCAAGCCATTGGTTTCCATTTGATAATCAGGTCACAAAGCGCAGCGACCCATTCCTCGCTTGAGGCCTGCTTACGCCAGACATCGACCATCCAGGGATTGCCGTCGCTGTCGAGCCCTAGAACCCCGTGGACCGTGTAGTCGCCGCCCCCGCCTGTCACTGCGTAGTCGGACCCGCCATAGAGCCGTAGGCTTTCCTTAGGCGGCACAACGTCAACGGGCAGAAGCCATTCGCGCTTGAAATAGTTGCCGGTGTCAGGAACCGGGTCTTGCTGATAGAGCGCCGACCACGTTCGCGAATCGCCAGCAGTCTCGGCCTTGCGATCCCTCAGAAACCGCCCGTAATCGTAACCGCTTGGCTCATCCCACAGCATGACGCCGGCCGGTCGCCCTAGCGGATCGTCGTCTGGACCGAGGGATTCCGCCCTGATCTTGAGCCGCCGATAAGGCTTGCCGATTTCGTCCATTTGCTTGGCGACGCGGCCGGCGAGATCATCCTCATGAAAGCGCTGATGCATGATTACGCGCTTGGCGCCGGGCCGCAGACGAGACGAAAAATCGTTGATGTACCAATCCCATACGCGATCACGAATGCGCTTTGACTCCGCGTCCTCGCGCGACCCGAACGGATCATCAATAATCCCTAGCGCGGCTCTAAACCCGAGGATGCCAACGCCAACGCCGACCGCGTAATACTCTCCGCCGCCGACCGTCGCCCAACGGTTCGCCGCCGTGCTGTCCGAGCTAAGCGCGACGCCCAGCAGCTTGCCAGCATCGCCAACCAGATTGCGGGTCTTTCGCCCCCAACGCTCGGCAAGCTCGGACGAATGAGACGCCGTCAGAACGTCCGCGTCTGGCGACCTAGCCAGATAATGCGCTGGGAACAGATAGTTGACCCACGTTGACTTGGCCGAACCTGGGGGCCATTCGATCAGCAGAAGGTCGTCATCGCCGGAGATTAGCGCCTCAAGCTCAGCGCACAACAGCCGATGATGCGGAGCCGGCTCAAAGCCTCGGGTCCGACCAAACTCAATTAAGGACCGTCTGGCGCGCCGCCGTTTCAGAAGCTCCTTCGCCGCCTCCGATGGCAATATCTTCGAGTTCGTCGTCACTCAGGTTGCCCGCATCGCGATTGATGTTCTCTCGCTTCTCGACACGGTTTCCACTGAGGATGCCCTTTTCCTTGATGGCTGCGATGGCTGGCGAGAACTGACCGGCTTCGAATGCGGCCTTCCTAACCTCTTCGGCTTCGGCGATCAGGCTTTCGACGGTGACTTCGGCGCGCTTTGCGGCTCTATTTTGCAGTTCAGCGAGTCGCGCTAAAACCTTTTGGTTTTTTTTAAGGGTCGAGGCATTGCCCGGATTGAACTTGTAGCCTGCGTTGGCGTAGGCTTTTTCAGCCGTCTCGCCTTTCGCGAGTTCCTGCGCAAAGCGCTCGTACCTCGGATTGGTAAGCGCGGGCAATTACGTCTCCCCTTCTGGGATTGAGTGTCGGTCGCGTTTGGGCTTGCGGGGCGGCTTGGGTGAGCGCTGAGACGGGGTATTTGGTTTCCCGTCCTGTTGGGCTTCCGGCGCGCGATTGGCGTCAGTGACCGTCTTATTCGATTTGTGAGGGTTTGTCATGAGGGACCGCGCTAACGGCCGAGACCTAGCCTGATACGGTACAGGTGCAGTTTCGGAGATGCAGGGTGATCGTCGGCGCTTGGTCAAGAGCCGCCGCGCGGAATGGGGAATTGAATGCGGCGCGGCTTGGCGGGGAGGATTGCCAGAGGCCGCGCCGATGGAGAGTGGAACCGCCGTGCGTGACTTGTCGGCCGACCGGCGCGCCTAGCGGTGCTTTAGTCGCAATGATAGCGACAAGGCAATCGTGTGTTTAACGTGATCCGTGTAACCTGTCAATAGGGATGCAGGCCGTTGATCCCCCGATCCAAAAGCCCGTAATGCCCGGCGAGCCGATAGAGGCCATTTTTCAACATGCCAACGTCTGAGGGGAATGGCTCGCCGAAGGTGCAGCAAAGACGCTCCATGGCCTTCGGGAGTCGATTGTGGACCGCGGCCAGGGTTTCATTCGCCCTTGCGACAACCCGATCCAGTTCGGCGATTACGGCCCGCTGTGCGGCTATCTGGGCGAGGGTGGGGAATTCCGGCAATGCCGATTGGCGGACCTGTTCGCCCCCGCAGCCCTCGACTTGAAATCCTCGCGCAGTCTTGGCGGCGCTTATCTCTTGGGCGTAATCGCATCCGGCGCGATAGCAGGCGAAATAGAGCCGATCGGTTCTTGGCCACGATGTCTCAACGAAGCGGCCTAGTGGGGTGGCGAGACGTGGGTCGCTCGATCCGCCGCGGTGCGGCTGGGCGAGCGCGACGGACATTATATCCCGTTGTTCTTTTTCCTCATTTGGCGTTTGGCGTGGGCTTAAACCTCTCGCGGAGGTCGTGTAAACAATCCGGGATAAAGCCGCTTCGTTCATTCCGTCCCCCGACCGTTTCTGCCTCACGACTCTAGCACTTTCGCCCCGCCGCGCCAACCGCATTCACCCCGCGCGAGAAATTCTGACTTGGTTCGTTTTTGTTGTTGATTGGTTCACAATTTGGGAGATAATATCCCTGCGTCACGGAGGAAAAATCATGAAATCCGAACCACGCTTTGACATGTCCGCCGGCTTCATCCCGGACTCGCCAGAACTGCGGGCGCCAGCTCAGAGATTGATCCGTCTTGAAACGCTTATCGTCGTCGCCTTGGGTGTGACCGTCTGCGCAATCGGAACGGCCCTTGGCATGTTGGCCGCGTTTGCTTGGGAACAGTGGCGCTAAGAAATTGAAGGGGCCGCCAGACGCTTGCCGCGTGGGCGGCCCCAAGCCTCGTGTCCCGCGCAATTCCTGCCACGGAGAGGGCGCGGGGAGGCGCAACCGGAAGATAGGCGGAACGGTCCGGCGCGTCAAGACAGCGTTACAAAATCGGATCGTCCGCGCATTTTATTGTTGCATTTTATCTCGGACGGGATATTATCGGAAATTGCCACGGAACGCGTTATGTCCCTTACCCTCAAAGAAATGACCGCCCA